TGACTTTATAATAAACGAGTTCACACAAGCCAAATCTAAAAACAAAAGCCAAATCTATGTCTTTTTCAAGTCTAAAGAAACAGTCTTCTCTTGGTTCGCTCACCTCCAAATTAGTTAAGGAGATTGAGAAGACAAGTACCACCAGAGGTGGTGCTGATGAGCGTCTCTGGAAACCAGAACTGGATAAAACCGGTAATGGTTACGCAGTAGTCCGGTTCCTTCCTGCACCTGACGGTGAGGATTTACCTTGGGCAAAAGTATATTCACATGCTTTCCAAGGTCCTGGAGGATGGTACATCGAGAACTCTCTTACTACGATTGGTGGCAAGGACCCAGTGTCTGAGTACAATCGTGATTTGTGGAACAGTGGCAACGATGCTGACAAAGATGTTGTACGTAGACAGAAGCGTAAGCTTTCCTACTACTCTAACATCTATGTCGTAAAGGATCCAGTTAATCCCCACAATGAAGGAGGAGTCTTCCTGTTCAAGTTTGGGAAGAAGATTTTCGATAAGTTAACTGCCGCAATGCAACCGGAGTTTGAAGATGAAACACCCATTAATCCATTTGATTTCTGGCAAGGAGCAAACTTCAAGCTTAAGATACGCAAGGTGGATGGTTACTGGAATTATGACAAGTCAGAGTTTGATGCTCCTGCACCTCTGCTTGATGATGACGACGCTCTCGAAGCAGTCTGGAAAAAAGAATACTCATTGGCAGACTTTACTGCCCAATCTAACTTCAAAAGTTATGACGACCTAGAAAGGCGTCTTAAGTCCGTGCTTGGACAGAAAAAAGCACAAGCTCCTAGGTTCGATGAAGAACTAGAGGATGAGAGTGAAGGCCGTGGACAATCACCAGTACAACAAGTTGCAGAAGCAACTGATGCTGATGCTGATGATGCTCTTAGTTATTTCCAGAAACTTGCTGAGGAATAACTAACCTAAGTTAGGGTTACTCCCTCTCTTTAATGTCGGTGTGATGTATTCACTCGACTGCTCATAATCAAGTACGGTTTCTATATCGTCCATAACTTGAGCAAGATAACCAGACTCCAGGATGTTAATGTTTCTTTTATCATCCTGGAGTTTTTGTTCGTAGGTACGATAACTGACACTATTAACAGGATTGACTTCTGTTATTCTGTTCGTTCCTGAATCTAAAAATTTAACTTTGTAAGTACTATCTACAATCTTACCTTTGGGTACAAATATTTTTCCTTTTGAATCTTTTACTTCTATAGTTTCATAGTGTTTGATTTCATCAATTGCTCCTTCACTTCCATATTTTTCTAACAGATAATTATTAAAATCATTTTGTGTTAATGGCCATTCATCTCTTACATTAATAATATTATTAGAGATAAGGATTACCCAATCTAAATCTTCATCACCATAGACTTCATAAGCAACAGCATCGGGACGCATATCACCATTGATTTTATACTTAGTGAATGCCATGAAGTCAGCAAACAAATCTTCACGGATGATAGCACGTCTAAAAAGATTCTTTACTTTGATGAAGTCACTATTAGTTTGTCTCTCATTAATACGAGAGATGTATTCAAAGTTTGGTACTTGAGAGAAATAATTAGACATTAGTATCCAGTAACTGTTGAATTGCCATCCGTGCTGTCACCATCAAGGTAACTATAATCACTATCCAAGACAGGTTCTAGTTCTTTAAATGAAAGTGACATTTCATATGCAGTCATAGAAGAATCTGGTAATGTCATGTATGAGTTATCAGGTGTATAGTTGACACCCATGTTAGTTAGGGCAGCAACTTTAATAGTATTTAAGAACTCGTGTTGATCACCTTTACCGTTGTAGTATCTAATATCAAATATATTTGGTGCTGAAAGGAACATTCCGTTACCTGTTGATTCTTTAACGGACATTCCTTGTTTGAACATGCGTAGTATTTGTCTTATTACTTTTGTTTCTCTTGAATTTCTTGGTGTCATTCTAAATGTATAATCAAATGAACGTAAGGTAGGACCTGTGAATAGCAGTTCTTGATTAGGGTTCATCACTGCTCCTTGTCCACGACTCAGTGCTTGGTTAGGAGTGACTCCAATGTTAGGTATCTGTGCAAGGATTGCTAACTTTGCTGCAGTTCCAAACTCACCAGCAGAACCTTGTGCTTCTTTAATCATATTGGATACTGCATCACCTGTTGCTTGGAATGGTGTATTGCTATTCATAATACCCA